TAATAGGCATCCCATGCATCATAAAGAGCATCATCATTTCTAGAGATTGACCAACCCTCTGGAAGCAACTTCTCTTGAGGCATAGTCAACTCAATCCATTTAAAACCTTCTGGATACTCTTTGTGAATAGGGAATCCCTCTTGTTGCTGAAGTTGCACCTTAGCCAACTCTTTAGCCTTTTCTTGGTTGTACTCATGGACTCGCTCAATCGCCTGCTTCATTGAGACTTTATTAAGTTGCTCAGGACGAATGCGACCTTCTGACAAATCTTCCCTCAAAACATCAAGAATGTGATCAACGCCTAGGGGTGAAGAAAGTCCTCGAGGTGCAATTCCATAGAAAGGCGTGTCTTTAGGCAAGTCAGCCATCCAAGGATTCTTTTTAAGCCGGGCTTGTGTTCCATATTTGCCAAGGCATTGGCTGAGACTGCTGGTGAAAAGATTGCCATGGGTCAGCCTCTGGTTCCTGGGGTGCCTGCTTCCATAACTAACCCTATGGTCAAGCACATCATCAAGCCAGAGAACGGTAATTGGCGTGATGGTAATTTTAATGTTGAGCATCGACTGGCCCCTTACAAAGCCAGCACTCAAAACAAGATGGTCCCATCCAAGTCCCCAAAGGATTGGTATGACAAGCACATGGAAACTCTTAATAGAAATATAGAGTATGACAAGGAGCGCGGTTATTATGGTGAGGCAGATAAGGCAAGATATGCCCGCATGAAGCAAAATCTTGATAACGCATATGCATTAGATAAGTGGATTGATTCCAACCTAACTAATTACATGAAGAAGCAGATGGGGACTGAGAATGATCCTGTACGTCTATTAGCCGATCAAGGCATAAGTCACTATACAGATTTAGCGGCTATGAGGCGAGATTTAGGTTCTGGGTACAACCAAACCGCAGACAACAGAATCTTGCGCCAAAAGTTAGGAATGCCTGCAAATTCAATTGCCGAAACACATATGGGCAAGAGTTGGGAAGAGGGAGTAGATGCTCTTATTGGCAATGAGACCCAATTACTTAGCAAATAAAAACAAGCCTGCCAAGAAAACTGTATGGCATGGCTCACCACACCATTTCAAGCCTACTGAGAAAAATCCATTAGGTGCATTTGATCCAACTAAGATTGGAACTGGTGAGGGGACTCAGGCTTACGGGCATGGTCATTACTTGGCAGAGGCTAAAGGTAATGCAGAGGGCTACCGCCATATGCTATCGGTTGATCCTAGCCAAGGCTCTGAGAACATCCAGTATGCAACTTTAGAAAAGTTCATGCCCAATGAGTCGCCAGAAGTTCAAAGAGAGATCAAGGGATTTCTCAATGGGGATGGCAACTACAGTGACTTTGTACGGGTTATGAAGCAACATGGCTCTGAGGATTTGAAGCAAGCCTTAATGAGCGAAGAGCCAGAGATTTTCAAGGCAGGTGCTTTGTACCAAGTAGAACTGCCTGAAGAGCATTTGGCAAATATGCTTGACTATGACTTGCCTTGGAGTCAGCAGCCTGATGTGGTCAAGAAAGCCATCAATATTGGCGGCTTGCAAAAGTTCTACAACTCTGAGGACTTGCCTGTCTCACAGATTTTGCACCATGCTCACCAGAGTATGACTCCCCCACAATTTGCAGAGTTTATGAGAAGCCGCGGCATTCCCGGCATCAAGTACAAAGATGCACAATCAAGGGGTATCCGTGAAGCAGAAGAGGGTACTCGCAACATCGTTATATTCCCCGGTAATGAAGACTTGCTGAACATTGTCGGTAAAGAAAAACGTGGCGGCTTAATACACACAAGGAAACAATATGCCTGAAATGCCAATAGACCAAGATGCTGATCGCTTCATTGCAGGCTCACGCATGAAAGATGATGGCGGTCTAGAAGTGGATTTGCCAGAAGAGATGGATGATGTTGAAGAGTTAGAAGATGGCTCTGCTGTTGTGACTCTTGAAGACTTCAAGGGGCCAGAGGAGGACGAAGACTTTTATGGAAACCTTGCTGAAACCATTAACATCATTGACTTAGAAAAAGTTGCTCTGAGATACCTTGACTTAATTGAAAAGGATCGTGAGGCTCGTGAGAAGCGAGACAAGCAGTATGAAGAGGGTTTAAAGCGTACTGGCTTGGGTGATGATGCTCCCGGTGGCGCTCAGTTTATGGGTGCTTCTAAGGTAGTTCACCCCATCATGGCTGAAGCCTGTGTGGACTTTGCCTCTCGTGCCATCAAGGAGATGTTCCCCCCAGACGGCCCCACTCGCACCAAGATTTTGGGTGATGTGACTGATGAGAAGACAGAGATAGCCGAGCGCAAGCGCGACTACATGAACTGGCAGTTGACCGAGCAGATTGAAGAGTTCCGTGATGAGCAGGAACAGATGCTGACTCAGCTTCCTTTGGGCGGCTCCCAGTACATCAAGCTCTGGTATGACGAGCAAAAAGCCCGTCCATGCTGTGAATTCCTGCCGATTGATCGTGTCTACGTCCCGTTTTCAGCGGCAAACTTCTACACCGCCCAGCGTGTGACCGAAGTTCACGAGATCACCACCTTTGAATTCAAGCGCCGCATCGCCAGTGGGCTGTACAAAGACGTGGAAATCATCCGTGCCACCATGGAACCTGAGATCAGGCGCTCAAAAGGCATCCAACAAGATCGAGGGCAAGAAGTTCGAGGACAACGAGGACGGTTTGCGCACGGTTTTCCACATTTACACATGGTTGGAACTGGAAGACGACCCCTACACCAAGGGCGCATCCGCTCCCTACATCCTGATGATCGACGAGTTGGACAACGAAGTCATCGGTTTGTACCGAAATTGGGAAGAAGGCGACGAAACCATGACCAAATTGGACTGGATCGTCGAGTTCAAGTTCATTCCATGGCGTGGAGCCTACGCTGTTGGCTTGCCTCACCTGATTGGCGGCATTTCAGCGGCTCTGACTGGCGCTTTGAGGGCTTTGTTGGACTCTGCGCACATCAACAACACCGCCACGATGCTCAAATTGAAGGGCGCAAAGATCAGCGGACAGTCACAGCAGGTGGAGGTGACCCAAATTGCGGAGATTGAGGGCGCTCCCGGTGTCGACGACATCAAGAAGATCGCCATGCCCATGCCCTTCAACCCTCCCAGCCCCGTTTTGTTCCAACTCATGGGCTATTTGGACAAAGCCGCCAAGGGTGTGGTCACCACCGCCGAGGAAAAGATCGCTGACGTGAACTCCAACACCCCTGTTGGCACGACCCAAGCTTTGATCGAGCAGGGCGCCGCAGTGTTCTCTGCCATTCACTCACGCCTGCACGACAGCCAAGGTCGCGTCCTGAAGATCCTCGGTCGCCTGAACCGCTGGTACTTGGAAGAGCAACGCAAGGGTGAAGTGGTCGCTGACCTCGACATTCGCAAGGAAGACTTCGCCTCCAACACGGACGTGATCCCTGTTTCTGATCCGCACATCTTCTCTGAGACTCAGCGTATGGCACAGAGCCAAGCGGTGATGGCGATCATGAAGGAGAACCCAGACCTGTTTAACCGCAAGGTCGTGGTGGAGCGGTTCTTGAAGCAGATCAAGGTGCCCGGCATCAACGAGATCATGAAAGACGTACCTTCTCCCGAGAAGCGCGACTCCGCCAATGAGAACGTCGCCATGATGCTTGGTCAAGCGGCGTTTGCCTACATGGAACAAGACCACTTGGCTCACATCCAGAGTCACATGGACTTCTACAAAGACCCAATCTTTGGCTCAAACCCCATGGTTCAGCCGATTATTCTGCCCCAGATGGTCGAACACCTGAAGCAACACATCTCCATGTGGTACTTGAACCGCATGAATGGCTACGTTGTGAAGACTTTGGGTCGCCAAGCTACGGACTACGACAACCCACAGGTCACTCCAGAGGCAGACAAGCTCATGGCTATCGCCTCACAGCACGTTACTTTGGACACACAGAAGGTATTTGCGCAGGTTGTGCCTGAATTGCAGAAGATGATGCAGACAATGCAACAGCTCAAGCAGGGTCAGACCCCTCCAATGACACCAGAAGCACAGGTTTTGCTCCAGACAAGCATGGCAGAGACCCAGCGCTTGACTGCAAAAGACCAAGCGGACAACCAATTGGCTGTTCAAAAGCTTCAAAACCAACAACAACTGGACGTTGCCAAGCTCAAACAGAGCCAACAGCAGTTCAGTGCCGAACAACAGCTCGAAGTGGCGATGCAAACAGAGAAAAATCTCACACAAGAGCGCATAGAGTCTGCAAGGTTGACGCGAGACGCGGCAAAACTGCAACAAGAGCAGGTAAAAACTGCAACCGAGCTTCAACGTGAAGCACAAACCTACTTAGGAGGCTGAAATGGCTACATCTAACCCTTACCACAACGAAGCAGTGCCCATGCACAAGCGTATTGCCGCTGGCGAAAAGCTTGATGGCACATCTTTGAAGTCCTCTGGCAACACAGCGCCAGCTAAAAAACAAGGAGGCGCCCTATCGCAAGCTAAGAAAAAATAATGTTATTCAATTTGGGTGATCTGATCGGCGCAATAAAGGCGCGTCAAGCTGAAATAGCTTCTTCCCTAGCGGCTGGAAACGTCGCGTCATGGGAGGCGTACCAACGCACGGTCGGCACAAACTTGGGATTGCAGGAAACCCTCGATCTCATTAACAAAATGTTAAAGGAAAATGAAGAAGATGAGCGATAACCCCGAAGTGTTGGAAAACGCTGAAGTGAAGTGGGCATTCCCCGCTGTTAGCCCGGGTGCTAAGCCATTAGGTGGTCGAATTTTGGTGCAATTACGTCGCACACGACAGAAAACGACAGGCGCAGGGATTATTTTGGTTGAAGAGACCAAAGAGACAGAGAAGTGGCAGAACATGGTGGCAAAAGTCATCGATGTTGGCCCTCTCGCATTCAAAAACCGAGACACCATGCAGGGCTGGCCTGAAGGCTCTTGGTGCGAGGTCGGTGATTACATCCGAGTCCCTAAATGGGGCGGAGATCGTTGGGAAGTTAAGGTTAACGAAGAGGATGATCGTGAAGATCCAGCCTTGTTCATGATCTTGAACGACCACGAAATCATTGCCAAAGTCATTGGTGATCCCTTAGCTATGAAAGCATTCTTATGACCACAGAAAACGAATTTGATCAAATCAATGTGAAGGAAGAGGCTGACGGTTCTGCCGTTATTGACCTGCCTGATAGCATTGAATCCCCTGACGAGCAGGAAGACGAGCGTGAGATGGCCGCTGGCGGCTCCTCTGACGACGATGTAGCGCCTGAAGACGAGACAGAGTACCAACGTGCCCGACGTGAAAAACGCCGCGCAAAGAGGGATCTGGCCAAAAAGACAGGCGTAGAGAAGGACATGAAGCTCCAGCACTTGGAACGCAAGAACCAAGAGTTGATGGAGCGTTTGTCCGTGGTGGAGCGCAAAACCCACTCTGCTGACCTAGCCCGAATCGACAAGGCTATTGAAGACCAAGAGTTGCGCCTTCAATACGCCAAAATGAAGATTTCAGAGGCGGCAAGTGCGGCTGACGGCCACGCTATGACCGAAGCTCAAGAGATCATGTATGACGCACGCCGTCAAATGGAGGCATTGACCAGCTTTAAGAAAGCGGCTGTTGAGCCTCGCCAAGCCCAAGGAAACGTCCCAGATCCACGCCTACAGCGTCTGGCGGCTAACTGGATGGAACGAAACAATTGGTATGACCCGAACGGTCGGGATACCGATTCCAAGATTGCAAAGCAGATTGACGAGACTTTAGTAGCGGAAGGTTGGAACCCAACCGAATCCGATTATTGGGAAGAACTTGACAATCGCTTGCATAAGTACTTGCCACACAAGTACAATGACACCACGGACGTACGTTCGTCTACTAAGAGACCAAGGAGTGTTGTAACAAGTTCTGGTCGCGAAAGCGTCAATGGAAGCACCAACAGGAACACATTTGTATTGAAACCAGAACAAGTGCGTGCCATGAAGGATGCAGGCATGTGGGATGACCCCACAAAGCGCGCCAAGATGATTAAGCGATATGCGCAAGAAGCTCGAAACAACTCTTACTAAGGAAACAAGTATGACCGAATCACGTTTGAAAAAATCTCTGAATGCAGGTGGACGCAATGATCGCGCAAGCGAGGACGCCAGTCGCGCCGCTCCAGAAACAAAGTTCGTAAGCTCACAGGAACGTCGAAAGATGTGGAGTGATGAATGGAACCAATCAGCACTGCCAAAAGTACCAGAGATGCCGGGCTGGCACCTCATTTGGCTCTCAACCACCAACGCATACGACACCATTGATAAAAGGGTGCGACTTGGATATACACCCGTGAAAGCGGAAGAGATGTCTGGGTTCGACAACTATAGAGTCAAGGCTGGCGAACACGTTGGGTACATATCATGCAACGAGATGTTGCTGTTCAAATTGCCCATGGATGTCTACCAAGACGTCATGACGCAACTGCACTTTGAAGCTCCCCAAGAAGAGGCGGACAAAGTCCGTATTCAACTTGAGAATCTCCAGGGTCAGCGTGACAGTAGCGGTAAGTCGCTGGTACGGTTGGAAGGCGAAGGTATGGGTAGGTTTGACCAATCTCAATCTAATCGCGCCCCCATTTTTGAGGGCTAACTTCTAAGGAGTAAGACTATGTCTTCTACAAATGCTCCGTTCGGTATGCGTCCTGCATTCCACCCTTCTGGGTTGGATCGTGCTTCGGCGTTAGCTGACGGTATTCTCTCTACGTACAGCACCGACATTTTGAAGGGTCAACCCGTCAAGATGGCTACAGGTGGTGTGATTCAAGTCGCCGCCGCTGGTGATGCGTTTCTCGGTTGCTTCTCAGGCGTCGAGTTTACGGACACTACTGGTCGTCGTCGCGTGTCGAACTACTGGCCTGCCAACACGGCGTACCAAACTGGTTCATGCATTGCGTACTTCTACAACGACCCCAATATCGTCTATGAAATTCAAGCCGCTGGTTCACTAGCGCAGACTTCCATTGGCGATGAGGCTGATTTGAGCAACACAACTGCTGGTTCAACGACCACTGGTTTGTCTGCTTGCACTTTGTCAACCACCTTAGCTGGTGCTGGCAATAGCGCACAAATGCGAATCATCAACCTCGCTCCGTACCCTGACAATGCTTGGGGTGATTCTTACACCATCGTTCGTGCCATTATTGCCGAGTACCAGTTTGCTGGTGCGGCAGGTACGGCAATTTAATAGGAGGACATGAACCATGGCCGCTCCAATGCGCAGTACCGACTTTCGTAGCATCGTCGAACCTATCTTGAATGAATGTTTCGACGGTGTCTACGACCAACGTGCCGATGAATGGTCTCGTGTTTTCACGGAACAAGAAGGCATCCCACGTAACTACCACGAAGAACCCGTCTTGTACGGTTTCGGCGCGGCACCTCAGTTGCCTGACGGCACACCAG